TAAAAGATATTTTGTATTGCTATATTCCTATACCAAAATGTGCAACACAAGATACCCAACGTGCCCTATGGGAACACCCAGAAGTTGATACAGCATGTGAAATGTTTCCTTCTAAATTAAAAGAAGCACGTTGGTTTTGTGGACACAGGGAAATACATCAACGTTTGGGTTCAGCATACATGAGTTGGAAAACACACGTGAATAGTTTAGGTATAAATCCAATACCCTTTCAAGATTTATTAAAGAAACCTGAACTTTGGGACGAACATATACAACCTCAAGAGTCATTTTTACAAATATTTAAAGATATGCATATAGAGTATACAACATTAGTTGTTGATAGCGAACAACCAGAACTATATAGTAGAGCATTATCAAATTTTTTGAATATAGATATTACAATAGGTAAATAGTAGCATGACTAAGAAGTTAGAAGAAGAGTTTAACCTACCACCTATCGAAGATGTAGAAGATAAACCTACAGAAAAAGAAATCGTAGAAGTTATTGATGTCGAAGATGTGGAAAAAGCATTAACTACAGCAGAAAAAATAGATAATGCTCTGCGTAATGTAAAAGGCTTAGACGAACATGATACTAACATGGATGATATTGCTCAACAGGCAGTAGATAGTTACCAACAACTTATGAATTTAGGTATGAATGTAAGCGATAGAGATGCCGGAAGTATATTTGATAGTGCGGCTAAGATGTTAAAAACAGCCTTAGATGCCAAAGACAGCAAAATTAATTCTAAATTAAAACAAATTGATATGATGATTAAGAAAGCAAGATTAGATACTAATACAGGTTCAAATGATGATAGTTCTGGCCCACAAGCGGCTTTAGATAGAAACGAACTACTAAAAATTATTAATACTAAAGAAGACTAGTCGGGTCTTACCCATTCACCGTTTTTAAATACAGCAATTTCGCCTTTATTACATAGTGTGTACTCGCCTTCTGTAGGATTTTGAGGTTCTCTAACTTTAATGCACATACTTTTATTTATATAATTTGATAAATATGATAAATAAGTGTAACAGGAGTTTTAAACTATGAAAGACTTAAAAGAATTAATTAACGAATCTTTTAGCAAAGAGTATGGCTATAGAATTAAGTTAGCAAGAGATTGTAGTGCAGATGACTTATCTAAATTAGAGTCTGCCCTTGCAAAGTATAACTTAGTTAGTGCTACTCCTTGGAAAAGATTACCAATACAAGAAAATCCAATAGAGTTTAAAAGACTTAAAGGGTTAAGTGTTACATCAGAAGTATGTAGTACAGATGTAGTATTGAAATACCCAGTCAACGAAAGAATATTAGAAGTTTACGTTGCAGTTGCATGTGGTTGTGACCACGAAAGAGTAATTGTTATGGGTGTTGACAATCCTAAAAGGATTGAAAGTGAAATGGCAGAACAAAGACTTGCTAACGATAAAGATAGACAAGTAGAAACGCCAGAAGCAGTACTAGATGAAGTAGATAGTTCAGCAGAACAAGACCATTATGAAGCACAACAAGATGGAATTGCAGATGGACCTCTATTTGGCGAAGAATACAACAGTAAATTCTTAGCAGAATTACAAAGAATTAAAAATGAAAAAGGCGCAGACTACTTCCGCAACTATCCTAGCAAGGATGGAATAATGGGAGATGACCTACAAGCAATGCACGATACTATTACAGGCAAAGCACATGGTGGTTTGGCTCCAGAAGCCAAACAAGCAGACGTTATTTCACAGTCATCGAGACGTAACTAGGAATTAAAATGGATAACATTGACTTAAATAAGAAACTTATTAATATCATAGAAGCATCAATAGAAGAAGGCAGAATGAAAGATGTTATACAAGATGCTATGGACATGAGCAAACAAGAATTTGAAGCACAATATGGTGATAGTTTTGATTATGACCAACTTATTAAAGATTATGGTCCAGATGCACAATCCGAAAGTTTCGATCCAGCAATGGAACCAAGTCAAGAAGAAGAAATGTATGATAGATTAATTACTGCATACGAAAATAGTGAAGAAGACCTAGCAGAAGTTATGGGTATGAGTATGCAAGAACTTGATATGGAAATGAGTGAGTATGCTAGAGATCATAACTTGCACATGGATGACGACAGAGACGATATTGTTCAAGGTTATATAGAAGATACAGTTCATAATGCAGACTTTAAGGATCACGGTGAGTACGAATCTGTTGAAGAAGATGAAGTTGAAGTAGATGAATTGGCTATGCCATGCGGTGCAGAAGTTGAGCCTGAGCAATTAGAAGGTTCAGTAGAATTTAAACAACATAAAAATACAGAAACCGGTTCAGTAAGTATAGAAGCAAGTGCAGACAACATGCAAGAACTTTCAAAAGTATTAAAACTTGCAGGTTTAACACTTCCAAAAGACATGAATGCAGACCAAGATCCTATGCAACCTGAAGGAGAACCTGAAATTGTAGTTCCTGATGAAGATGACGGTAATCAACCGACCATGAATTTCCCTAAAACAGATGTTGATCCTAATATGTCACAAGACAAAGCAGTTTTAACAAGTGTTATTAGAGATAAACTTAGAGACTACCTTAAAAACAGTCAAAGATAGTAAAACATTCGCTTTTACTCACATAAATAAGTAATATGCCAAAAGGAACAGTTAATACCGAGCTGGTTAAACCTGCTTATCAAAAATTACAATATGACCAAGACATGCTTAGAGAGTTTCAAGCATGTTGTGATCCTAATGACGGTGCATTATACTTCATGAAGAAGTATGTACAAATACAACACCCTACACAGGGTGGTATTGCATTTGAACCTTTTGATTATCAAGAAGATTTAGTAGCAAATTACAACAAATACCGTTGGTCTATTAACATGCTGGGCAGACAGATGGGTAAGACCACGGTGGCGGCAGGCTATCTACTATGGTTTGCCATGTTTAAACCAGATAGCACAATATTAGTTGCGGCCCACAAGGCGGCAGGTGCCCAAGAAATCATGCAACGTATAAGATATGCTTATGAAAGCATACCAGATTATATTCGAGCCGGAGTTTCTGAGTACAATAAAACAAGTTTATCATTCGATAACGGTTCTCGTATAGTTAGTAGTACAACAACTGAAAATACTGGTCGTGGTATGTCTCTAACATTAATTTATTTAGACGAGTTTGCATTTGTACCACCTAGAATAGCCAAAGAGTTTTGGACTTCATTATCACCTACACTTAGTACAGGTGGTAAATGTATAATGACATCAACACCTAACAGTGATGAAGACACTTTTGCAAATATTTGGAACCAAGCAACTAAAACTGTTGACGAATATGGTAATCCATCTGACGTGGGTATTAACGGTTTTAAAGGATATATGGCAACATGGGACCAACATCCAGATAGAACAGATGAATGGGCCATGGAGGAACGCAGTAGAATCGGAGAAGAACGTTTTAGAAGAGAACATGATTGCGAATTTATTATATATAATGAAACATTAATAGATGCTATAAAACTATCAAACATGCAATCAACAGATGCATTATACAAAATGGGGCAAGTCCGTTGGTATAAACGTCCTAAAAAGGATTCTATGTATGTTGTAGCACTAGATCCTAGTGCAGGAACAGGCGGAGATAATTCAGCAATACAAGTTATTGAACTTCCTAGCATGATGCAAGTCGCAGAATGGTGTCATAATAAAACCCCTATTGAAGGGCAAGTTAAAACTATGATGGAAATTTTGCAAGAAATACAACAATACGAAGCAAAAGAAATATATTGGTCCGTAGAAAATAATAGTATAGGTGAAGCCGCATTAGTTGTTATTAGAGATACTGGTGAAGAAAACTTTCCAGGAACATTTTTACACGATCCTGTAAAAGTTCAAGGAAGAAAAGGCAGAAAAGGTTTTCATACAAGCAGTAAAACAAAAATTGAAGGCTGTATTCAAATTAAACGATATATAGAAAATGAAAAGTTAAGAATTAATAGTAAAGCATTAATTGGAGAACTTAAAACGTTTGTTGCTCGAGGAAATAGTTTTGCAGGACAGCCAGGAGAGAGTGATGACTTAGTAATGGCTACAGTTGTAGCATGTAGAATGATATCATACATTGCAACTTTTGAAGATGATATTTTTACAGTAGTTAATTCAACTATAGGAGTTGAGAAAGGCGAGCGGGACGAAGGTCCTTTTGATGAATTCGATGAGCCTATGCCAATTGGATTTTTATAATGTCAAAACTATTGTTATGTTTAGGACCGGCTAGAACAGGAACTACTTGGCTTTGGCAAAACTTAAAACAAACGCATAATACCCACCCACTAAAAGAAACATTTATATGGTGTGAAAAACCTTACGAAGAATTTCCTTTAACATATAAAGGTAAACCTATAAATGTAACTAAACAAGAATATATTAATACAGTTAAAGAATCAAACAAGCCTTATATGGACTTTTCACTAGGATGGTATCAAGCATATAGAGATACATCTTTTATAAAAGAATTAAATGAAACATGTGATTTGTCTATTTATATTATAATACGTGACCCGTATGAAGCATGGATATCTATGATTAATCATACCAGTTGGTATCTGCATACAAAAACATTTACAGGCGATGCATTTGATGAAGAAGCACACTTATTTAATAGTGAAAAAGGCATTGAACTATTGGAACGCAAACAAGCACAATGGGAAAGGCGCAAAGGAAAAGATACTTCTAGTATAATATACACACAATATAACTATGCGGATATAATACCTGCATGGGAAGAGTTAGGTCTTAATGTTGTATTAGTAGACTACAATGCTATTAAAAATAAAGACACAAATTACCTTAATAACAAATTTAATGTAGACATTGACTGGGACTATACTACCACTTACTCTACAGAAAGGAACGTTTTAATACAAGATAATACTGTAAATACAGATGTTAAAGAGTGGATATATAATTACTACCAAAATGATTATTCCTATTTAAACACTATAAATGATAAATACAAATAGGAGAGAACATTAATGGCAATATCAGTTAAAACAATAGCAGACAAAGTATTTAATCTTTTAAAAGGATATGGATACGAAGTCGACACCTATGACAAAGAAGGTAACGTTGTTGGCGATCCTGCAGATGCAATTAGATTTTACGTTGACCAGCCAGATTTATTAATTACACTTAATGTTCCAACAGAACAAATTAGGTTTAGTGTTAGTAAAAATACAGACGAAACTGACCAACTTAGAAATCAATTAAAAAAATTAAGTAAGAATTATTTAATGAGTTTAGATTTCAGAGTATTTGGTAAAACATTAAAACCAAGCAGTGATAAAATAAACATTGCCAAAGTATCTAAAGAGAATAAAATGGAAGAAGCAATAAAAGAAGCAAGTTTAGGTCCTGTACAAGGATCACTTAAAACAAGTTATCAACCACTTGATAGTGTAAAGATAGTAGTAAAACATTCAAAGCCTGTAAACGAAGAAGTACGTGGTTCTAGAAGTAGAAATATTAGTAAGATTTTTATACAAGCAAATGAAGAACGTTTCTTGTTTCCAAGTAAAAATTTAAATGGTGCAAGAGCAATGGCTAGACATATTTACAATGGCGGCGTAATGCATGATTCGGTTGGCGAAAGCATTGTAAACATGTGTAGAGATTTTGGCAAACTTAAAGAGTTTATAAGATATGTAAACAAAAAAGGTTTAGTTAATGAAGAAAATTCACAATATGTATCACTTGCTACAGAGCATGTAGAAAACATAAGAACTACATTTAAAAGATTAAGTGGCGTAAAGTCATATGCTAATGCTGTAGAAAGTTTAAAAGACTTAGATGTAGAAGTAGTTAATGAAGTAAATTTAGAAGACCATTTTACAGAAACACATTTCGACGACAAAGTTGGTAATGTGCATGATACACTTAGCAAATTAGTAAACAAACAATCAGCATTTGAAAGTTATATTATGAATGCTATAGAGAGTGAAACATTTGATAATGCTAAATCACTGATTAGAGAAAGTGATGTTATGTCGTTTGATTCACCAAATGCTAGATTAGGATATCAAGTATCACAATTAGGACAAGCATCTGCAAGTGAAAAATTAGGCGGATACTTATCAAGTATTGGTAGTAAGTTATCAAACGGCGGCGACTTAAATCAATTTGAATACAGAGCAGTTAAGGCAAGTTTGCTATCTGCACAAAACAGTGGTCCTGTAATGGCAGAAAATAAAACTGCAGAGCAAAAATATGAAGACTTTATAGAAACATTTGTTAAGTCTCCAGAACCATTTGTTCAATAAAATACTGTTTTTATCTAATATAGGATAAATACTATTATAACAAAGACAACGGTTAGTGTCGAAAGGCATAAAAAGGTTGACAACATGGCACAAAGAAAGTAATATAAACCCAGTAAGAACACAAACACAGAAGTTCTTACACACATGGCACATATAAGGAGAAAATTATTATGGCATCTTTACAAGAAATTAGAGCTAAACTGGCTTCTATGGAGAACAACTCCAAAACAAACAGTTCATCAACAGGCGGCGACAACGCCATTTATCCACACTGGAATATCGACGAAGGCACTTCAACAACATTGAGGTTTTTGCCTGACGCAGATACTAATAACACTTTTTTCTGGGTAGAAAGACAAATGATTCGTTTGACTTTTCCTGGAGTAAAAGGTGGAGATATGAAACCTGTAACAGTACAAGTACCTTGTGCAGAAATGTACGGCGAAACTTGTCCAGTATTAACTGAGGTAAGACCTTGGTTTAAAGATGCAAGTCTTGAAGACTTGGGTCGTAAATATTGGAAAAAAAGAAGTTACATTTTCCAAGGATTTGTAACTGAAAACCCACTTAGCGAAACAGCACCTGAAAATCCAATCAGACGTTTTGTTATTTCACCTCAGATTTTTAATATCATTAAATCAGCATTAATGGACCCAGATATGGAAAACATTCCAACTGACTATACTGCTGGTACTGATTTTAGAATTACTAAAACAACCAAAGGTCAATATGCTGACTACAGTACATCAAAATGGGCTCGTAAAGAACGTGCATTAGATGAAACTGAACTAGCGGCTGTTGATACAAATGGCTTGTATACACTTTCAGACTTTTTACCAAAACAGCCTGGACAAGATGAACTTAACGCAATTAGCGAAATGTTCCAAGCATCAGTTGATGGTGAGTTATACGATCCAGAACGTTGGGCAACTTTTTATAAGCCATATGGAGTAGAAACACCAAGCACGGCTAGAACGCAAACAACTACAGCACCAGCTCAGGCGGCTCCGGCTCCTGTGGCACCTGTAACTGCACCTGTAACTGCACCTGCAGAAGCAGTTGTTGAAACAGCGGCACCAGTAGTTGAAACTCCTGCACCAACACCTGCACCACAACCGGTAGCAAGTGCTCCTGCAGAAGGCGGCGATAAGCCAAGTGCTGATGATATTCTAAACATGATTAGAAACCGTTCTTAAGGAGACTAACATGCAGAAACCATTTGACTTAACTAAATTCAGAACGGGCATAACAAAAGGAATATCTGGCATTAGTGCAGGATTTCATGACCCACAGGATTGGATATCAACCGGTAACTATACTTTAAATTACTTAATAAGCGGAGACTTTCATAAAGGAGTCCCACTTGGTAAGGTAAGTGTATTTGCAGGAGAGTCTGGTTCAGGTAAAAGTTTTATCTGTTCAGGTAATTTAGTTAAAAACGCACAAGACCAAGGCTGTCAAGTTGTACTATTTGACAGTGAAAATGCACTCGATGAAGATTGGCTACAAGCATTAGATGTAGACACTAGTCCAGAGAAACTTCTCAAAATTAGTGTTAGCATGATTGATGATGTTGCTAAAACAATCAGTGAATTTGTAAAAGACTATAAATCTAACTATGGTGATTTACCATACGATGAACAACCTAAAATGCTATTTGTAGTAGACAGTTTGGGTATGTTATTAACACCAACTGATGTTGCACAATTTGAAAAAGGTGATATGAAAGGTGATATGGGTAGAAAACCAAAGGCACTAACAGCCTTAGTTAGAAATACAGTTAACCAATTAGCACCACATCCAATCGGACTTGTTGCTACTAACCATACATACGCATCACAAGACATGTTTGATCCAGATGATAAAATATCCGGTGGACAAGGGTTTGTATATGCTTCAAGTATTGTAGTTGCAATGAAAAAACTTAAACTTAAAGAAGATGAGGATGGTAACAAAACTACTACTGTACAAGGTATTAGAGCGGCATGTAAAGTAATGAAAACTCGTTACAGCAAACCGTTTGAAAGTGTACAAGTTAAAATACCATATGAGACAGGAATGAATCCTTACTCAGGTATTTTAGAATTGCTTGAAGCAAAAGGTATCGTTACAAAAACTGGTAATAAACTTGAATATACATCACCTGTTACAGGAGAGATTATCAAAGAGTTTAGAAAGCAGTGGACTGAAGAACGTTTACAAGTAGTTATGGACGAGTGGAATCAAATACCAGTTGTTGGAGATGAAAACTTCGATGACTTAGTAGATGATGAAACTTTGGTAGATGACCCTAACATAGAGGATATGAGCAATGAATCCTGATTTAAGTTTTTTAATCGACCTATGGGATAGTATGAAAAATTATATTCCTAAAAAAGATAGGCTACAAGCGGCAGAACAACTTGTTGGAATTACTGATGAAAATCTAGACTTGTCTGATATTCAGGAAAATATCAACATGTTTGACTCGGCAATGAAAAATGCTATTGTTGGACACTTCGGCTTTGATGAAGAAGATGACGAAGAGGAATGGGATTAAGTTATGGCAGGCTGGTATAACTCTGTAGTAGAAGATTTAAGTAAAATTGTAGAATCAATTAATTACTATGAAAAGGAACTACAAGAAGCCAAGTACGAATGCGGAATCAAAGGCTCACTGGAGAAATCTAGTGCGTCTTTGCCCGGCATTACAGAACATCGTTTCAATCAACTACAAGAGATTGAAGCAATACTTGAACACTTAAATATTGAATTGCGTAAAGAACGTAGTAGAGTATTTAGAAAATATTTAGAAAGTTACAACAGAACATTATCAAGTAGAGATGCTGATAAGTTTGTAGATGGCGAAGAAAGTGTAATTAACCTACAGCACCTTTGTAACCAATACAGTCTGTTAAGAAACAAATACCTAGGTATTATGAAAGGCTTAGATACTAAGCAATGGCAAATAGGACATATCACACGTCTAAGAACTGCTGGTATGGAAGATATCGTAATAGGATAAATTGTTCAATTTCATGGACTTACAATAATGGTTGACACAACCTCAAAAGATGCTATAATTAGCAACATCAAAAGAAGGTGTAGGAACCAAGATATGGTCCATATTCAGATGTACGGGCAATTCAAAAACAAAAATATAGTAGAACGCATTAGCGAATTAATGCTAGAAAATATTATTCCCATTAAACTAAGACGCAATGTTAATGTAGATGTATATGTACATACAGCATTAGAAGAACAGGCAGGCGGTTATTGTTGGGGAGATAAAAAAGACGTTGAAATAGAAATTGCTAGAACATCTGAAGGCTATCGTTTTTCACGTGAAGAAATATTAATTAATTTAACGCATGAATTAGTTCATGCAAAACAATTTATTTCCGGAGAATTAACTGGAAAAGCAATGTCAACTTGGAAAAGGTCTGACCATTCTAAAACACCTTACAGTCATCAACCCTGGGAACGTGAAGCATACTATTGGGAAAAAAGACTTTACGAGCAATATTTCAAAAAATTAAAAGTATAAAAGGTTGACTTCTAACCAATAAATCCGGTATAATACATTATAACAATATTTAGGAGTATTTTATGACTACAGAAAGCATTATAATTGATACGGGTAATTTCAATTTTGACTATAATCCAAAAAGAACTTACGAACAAAATTTTAATGAATGGAGAACTACAAATTCTGAAGAACGTTCAGCATGGGGAGAACCTCAGTTGACAATGGAAGAAGCAGAATTGACTTTCTCTAAGATGTACGGAAAACGTAAGTAATGACAACCCATGCAATGATAGATATCGAAACGTTGGCTACTTCGCCTGAAGCAGTTATACTAAGTGTTGGTGGTGTAAAGTTTGATCCTTACACTAACGAAGAACCACACACATTCTTTGATGCTAAACTTGATATTGATGCCCAAACAGAACTAGGCAGAGATGTTGACCAGGGCACAATAGAATGGTGGGGGAAACAATCACAAGAGATTCAGGATATTGCATTTGCAGAAGAAGGCAGAGTACAAATAAATGATTTTGCTACATCACTTAATAAGTGGCTAGTGGGCTGTGAACAAATTTGGTGCCAGGGCCCACAATTTGATATGGTCATAATAGAGAACTTATATAAGCAGATGAATGTTCATACAAATTGGGCATATTGGCAAATACGTGATAGTAGAACTGTATTCAGTTTAATGGCTGTAGATCCTCGTAAAGGCGTCCAAGAAGCATTACATAGTGCTGTAGATGATGCTAAATGGCAGGCAAAATGTCTACAAACCTGCTTATTCATGTTAAACATCAAAAAGGACTAGTATGTCAATTAATATTGATTCATGTGTCTATAAAGACAGGAAGGTCTTATATAAAACACTTGCTGATGACTTTAAAACTTTGTGGCTAATTGTAGATCCTTTTAAGCATCAAGTATTAGGTGACGAATATAATACAGATGGCGAAAGACACTTATTACACAATAATACAAATGTGTATGCTCGTGATATGTATATCAATACAGTAAATCATCATTACGGTATGAAAATATCACAATATTTAGATTGGCTAGAACCAAAGAATCCAATGGTGACAGTTGGCGATTTGCACGGCAGTGATGTAATGGATATATTCAAAAAATATCCGTTAATTTCCTCAACAAATCTTATAAAACATGTTGAAGAATTTAACTATGATAACATAGTCTATACAGGCTTCCATCATGGATTATGTATTAATCAACCACCAATTGGTTCAGAAATTTTGGGTCAATTTGCCAAATGTTATGTAATTCAAAACCTAGTTTGCCTACTACACGAAGGCCCATATAATTGGGTACAAGCAGATGATAGGGCACTTGAAACAGCAGAAATCATATAAATTTACCAAAAAAAGTGGTAAAAAGGTTGACTTTGACTCAAATATCTGTATAATAGTATATAAGAGTTAGGGAAAAGGGTTCCTTAATAAAACATAAACGTCGGGGATGACATTATGACAAAAGCAATAAATTATGTAAAAATTAAGACTGGTACATACCGTAAAAACGAAATCGTTGATACTGTATTTCCAATCTTAAAGCCACTTAACATTGGCAAAAAGGGTGCTTTTATTACCGTTGATGGTAGTGAAGTGATGGGAGATAAATTTGCAAGTATTAGGGTTTTGATACAAGATCCTACAAAAGACTTAGAGTATGTTACTCCAAGTGTTTATGCAGAACAACCAAAAATTGATAACACTCCAAAAGAAACAGAATCAGACTCAGATGCAATTGAACGTATCAGAGAACGTTTTGATATTTTGGATCGTATGACTCATGCTGTAGCAGAAGGTACGGTACGTGGTATGATAGTAAGTGGCCCTCCAGGAGTTGGTAAGTCATTTGGTGTTGAAACTGTTCTTGAAGATTATGACATGTTGACACAGGTTGCTGGTAAACCTGCAAGGACAGAAGTTGTAAAAGGTTCTGTTACACCAATTGGTCTATTTCAAACTCTTTACAATAATTCAGAAGCAGGTAACATACTTGTATTTGATGACTGTGATAGTGTTTTGTTTGACGAAGTATGTTTGAACATGTTGAAGGCTACTTTGGATTCAGGTAAGAAAAGAACTATTACTTGGAAGTCAGAATCACAAGCACTTCGTAGAGAAGGTATACCTGATAGGTTTGAATTCAAAGGTGGTTGTATCTTTATTACTAACGTTGATTTTGAAAACGTTCGTTCTAAAAAGATTAAGGATCACTTAGCGGCACTTATGTCAAGATGTCACTACTTGGATCTTACAATGAATTCTAAGAGAGATAAATTTCTTAGAATTAATCAGATAGTTGCAGATGGTATGCTTGAGGAATACAAGTTTGGTAAAGATGGCGACAAAGAAGTTGTTGACTTTATGACTGAGCATCAAGATATTGTTAGGGAGATATCTTTGAGAATGGTTTTGAAAATTGCGGACCTTAGAAAAATGGACCCAAGCAATTGGCAGAAACTAGCCAGAACAACTTGTATGTCAGGAACGATATAAAATAAGTATAGAACTAACAGTTCCCCCGGTGTCCAATTGTTAGTCATCCCCTAAATAGGACACCACGAAGCCCGGTCCCCTCCGGGCTTCACCTTATGTGCAAGAAAATGTTATATTTTACTTGACTTTGCCGCAGTAAAGTGTATAATTACAAGAAGTAGCAATGAGTGTTACTTTAATTAACAGGGAAGAACACCCCGAGGAAAAAAATGGACAAAATGGATAAAAATTTCCATATTAACTTTAGCCCTTTTTATGCAATACTGGCAGTTATGTTTTTATTGTTTATTGCAAATGAAGTTAAAGCGGAAAACATAGAAGAGGTTATTGTGTATGCCCAAGAAACAGAAACTACACAAACAGATGCTTTAGACAGCACAACACTTATCAGTGAAATACTTCCTGAACATACCTGGACAGCAGGTGGCGATGGCGGAAATATGTTGATGAGAGAAAGAGGTCAGCAAGGTGTACATACCTCAGTTTACAGAAACGGAATTCCTGCAAACAATCCAGGAAGTGGTTGGTATGACTTTGGGCATGATATCACATCAGGAGAAAACGTTAAAGTTATTTCTGGTGCTAATGGAGTTATGTATGGTTCAGGCAGTATTGCTGGAACAGTATTAATTCAAGATACTATTGATAGAGGCATTACTGCTCGGGTTGGGTCTAACAGCAATCAATATATCAGTCTTGCTCCAACTAGTTGGTTACAGTTCACAGACTATTCAACAAAACAACATGCTAGAAATGATAATACGGAAGAAGACACTTATGAAAATACTAGTGCAAAAATTATCAAAGACTTTGGGGATTTCCAATTAACAGCACATCATGTTGATTATGAATATGGTTATGATAATTGTTATACAGCAAGTTTTAGTCAGTCTAATGATTGTATTCAAGACGGTGACAAAACTACAATTAGTATAAGAAACGAATATGTTACAATAGGCAGAACAGAAGAAAATGCTGAATACTTTACTGAAGGCGCAAGTTCATTCTTAAACGAAAGTAGTAGAGATTACTTCAGAGCAGGAGACACAGTAAAACTATCAGACAAACTAGAAGTTACATATGGTGCTGACGGTAGTAGAGAAAAATATAACGAACATGAAGATGATAACTATGGTGCATTTTTAAGTATAGATGCAGAGTTTATAATGAATTATAACTTTGGATTTAGAGCAGGTAACGATAACCAACATGCTATGAGATTTGGTGTTGAGAAAGGTCAGTTCTGGGCAAACGTAGGTACTAGTTATAGAAAACCCAACTTGTATGAAATGTTTGGAGACTCTTGGGTAGCCGAAAATCCTAGTCTTAAACCTGAAGAAGGTATAGGTTATGAAATCGGTATCGGTGCTGTAAGTATATTTTTGTATGACTTTGATGAGTCAATTGAATATCAAGGTAGTTCTACAGAAACAATAGTTATAACACCTGCTACATATGATGCAGATGGTAATTTATTAACAGATGCAGTAACAGAAGATATCTTTACTCCTGCTTCGTACTATAATAGCGGAAACTATAAAACTAAAGGTGTTAGATTTAGTAATAACTTTGGACCTTTTGGATTAACATTAAAGTACAATGATACAGACCAAGTTAGAACACCCAAGTATGCTACAGTATTAGAATATGCAAATACATTTAATAGTATTGACTTTGGTATTAAATACATTGGGCAATTTGATAGAGAGCCTGGTTTATATGATTACCTTCCTGATGGTCAAGAATACTTAGATGATTTACAAATGGTTAATTTGTATGTTACTAAAAACTTTTCTAATGGTGTAAGTCTTGCCTTAAGAGCAGAAAACATTTTAGATGAAGAAGCAGAAGTACTACCTTATTATGATGCACAAGGTAGAGAATTTAACTTGACTATTCAATACAAATGGTAGTATAATAAATTATGCCTGAATGTGTTTTAGAAATACGAGATGAAGTAAACGTAAAGTTTGCTGGAGTTGATCCGACAACTAGACGTAAGATGTCAGATGCGGCAAAATATTTCTTACCTTATGCATATCATATGCCTGCTTACAAACTAGGCAGATGGGATGGTTGTGTAAGGTACTGCGACATTGGTGGCAGAACATATATGAACTTATTGGAAAGATTATTACCTATAGTTCAAGATGCAGGCTATAAAATCGATGTAGATGACCAACGTAAAAAGTGGTCATTTGCATTCGAGCCTATTACAGATTTGCGATACGAAAATACTATGTGGCCCAAAGGTCATCCAGCAGAAGGCGAACCTGTAATACTTAGAGATTATCAAGTAGAAGTAATTAATAACTTTTTAGCAAACCCACAAAGTTTGCAGGAGGTGGCTACAGGCGCCGGTAAGACGCTCATAACTGCCGCCTTAAGCGATATGTGTGAGCAGTATGGTAGAAGTATTGTTATTGTTCCTAACAAAGATTTGGTAGTACAAACAGAACGTGATTATAAAAACTTAGGATTAGATGTTGGTGTATTATTTGGCGACAGAAAAGACTATGATAAAACTCACACAATTTGTACTTGGCAAAGTCTTGCAGTACTTGAAAAGAAAAGCAAAAAGTATGAAGCGGATTTTCCAATAGAACAATTCCTTGATGGTGTTGTTTGTATAATGGTCGATGAAGTACATAAAGCAAAAGCAGATGTATTACAAAAACTATTAGGAGGCGTTTTTGCAAATGTTCCTATTAGATGGGGACTAACAGGTACAATACCACAAGACGAACACGAAGCAGTTGGTTGTACTTGTTGTTTAGGTCCTGTTATAGGACAGTTAAGCAGTAAAGAATTACAAGACAAAGGCGTACTTGCAGACCTTGATATTAATATATTTCAACTGCAAGATGGTGTAATGGGTTTTAATAACTATGCACAAGAACTTAAATGGTTAGTTACAGATCCTGAACGTATAGACCATTTAACAACAATTATTAATGGCTTAGCCAGTTCAGGAAACACACTTGTATTAATAGATAGAATTAAAACAGGTGAAATGTTTAAAGAAAGAAATCCAGACTGGGCATTCATTAGCGGAGATATGAAAGTTGCAGATAGACAGTCTGAATATGCAGAAGTATCAGACATGGATAATAAAGTTATTGTTGCTACATACGGAGTTGCGGCAGTAGGTATTAATATACCAAGAATATTTAATTTAGTATTACTAGAACCAGGCAAAAGTTTTGTTAGAGTAATACAAAGTATTGGTAGAGGAATCCGTAAAGCAGAAGACAAGGATTACTTACAAGTTATCGATGTTACTAGTAATCTAAAATATAGTAAAAGACATTTGACTAAAAGAAAGGCTTTTTATAAACAGCAGGATTTTAGATTTCAAGTAACAAAAGTGGAGTATAGATGAGAATATTAACAGTAGATAATACAGTCTATGAAATAGACCAAGTACCAGACCAAATAGATGATATCAGATTTTCGATATTTGATACAACAGATCCAGATTTTATGGATTATTATTTTTTGCCTCTTATATTTTTAGAAAGTTTTTATGCCCCGGCAATTTGTTTGCAAATAGGACAATATAATTTGCAAATGCCAATGGATTGGAGTATAGCAATTACAGATGAAGATTTAAGTGGTATAGAAGTTATACCATTAACAAGTTTAAACAATAGAGGTTTCTTAACAGTAACATTAAATCCATTAAGTGGATCGTTACTACAAGCAGAGGAAATTAAAATCACTAATATCTTTCAAGATGTGAAATGGTTCTTTCCTAAACTAAAACACGGACACATGTTATTGATACCGTTAGAAGACGGACCAAATCCAAGGTGTGCTATGTTTGTTAAGGAAGCCAACAAAATCCCACAAGAAATTGACGTGGGACATTTATTAGACTAGGAGGAAAAAAATGGCAAAATATAGATATAGAATTGAAGGCGGAAGATATGGTGGCGAATGTTCCATGGGTACTGTTACTGAAGAATTTGCAAAATACTGGGCACCCAAGATTGAAGAAGATGGTTCACATTCAAGTGGTTTTATAGACCATGTACTGTCACTAAGTGAATGGGACGATGATGACGAGCAAGATCCTAATTCACCAGACATTACTGCTGAAGGCAATGAGATTGAAGGATGGTATGCAGTAGATGATAAAGAACATATTAACGCCGCCTTTGCAGATGGAGGGTTCATGGTATCAAGTGTTCCTGCAGATGAATCCGATGATTATGCATACGATGAAAATGAAATTAGTTGCGAAGCACATTGGCTTAAAGGTAGAGAAGGCGGATACATTAGCACAGACTCAGAAGGCGAAACTCCGGAAGGGTGTACACCTGTTATGATTTTTATGAGCGTAGAAAAAGGTGGTTTTGCTACTTGGTTTGTGGATACAGACGAACCTTTCGAAGAAAACAAACTTGTAATGAGTGTCAATGAAACTCATATGGGCGAATTTGTAGAAGATGTTTGGTATGATAAAGAACTGTTAGAAGCAAATTACGACTACAACGACACAATGGGCAAGAGTTATGAAGCCGCAGTTGGCTGGAGTACGGATCAATGGAGAGATAGTTATAAAGATCCTGAAGATGAGGATTTGTCTGAGTATTGGGAAGAGTACGATGATGAATATGAATCTTAAAGATTATATTAGAACAGTTCCGGATCACCCTATTCCTGGAATACAGTTTAGGGATATTACATCGTTAGTTGAAGCACCAGAAGGATTTAATTATACTTTAACACAATTAACTAAACATTGTATGCAGTTTAATGGAAATACTATAGTAGGTATTGAAAGTAGAGGTTTTGTGTTTGGGGCACCAATTGCCAGAGACATGGATTTGCCTTTTGTAATGGCTAGGAAGCCTGGCAAGTTACCTAATAAAACTGTAAGCAAAAAGTTTAAGTTGGAATATGGAGAAACAGAATTACATATTCAAGAAATTTCTCCTATAGTAAGTAATGTTGTTATTATAGATGACTTGATTGCTACAGGTGGAACAGCATTAGCCTGTGCTGACTTGATACATGAGAATTGGAAAATACCTAAAAAGAATATTTTAATTTTAGGTGTAATAAACTTGCCCACTTTACAAGGAAGTGCTATAATAAAAGAACAAGGTTATAACGTAGAAACATTAATAGAATTTGAAGGCGAATAAATGAGAAATATTATATTAATTGCATTAGAGCAAGAAGCACCTAATATGGCATCTTGGGATAATGTATTTTTCACAGGTGTTGGCAAAGTCAATGCAGGTATTACTGCTGGTAAACTAATAGAACGATATAAACCAGAAACTGTATTTAATTTTGGTACAGCAGGAGGTGTTAGTGTAGCATCTGGAATACATGAAATTAAAAACTTTGTACAACGTGATATGATGTGTTGTGAACTAGGATTTGCTATAGGGCAAACACCTTTTGAGAAAGGTGTAGTTTTATTGAATGGCGATATAGAAGATATGTGTTGTAGTACAGGAGATAATTTTGTAAATGATATCACTAAAGAAGAAGTAATATCAGACGTAGTAGATATGGAAGCCTATGCAATAGCAAAAGCATGTAAACAAGCAGATGTAAACTTTAGATGTTTTAAATATATTAGTGATAGTGCAGATGAAAATGCAAATGATGACTGGGCAAAAACTGTAGCAGATGGTGAAGAACATTACATAAAAATATTTCAACAGATTGTAGGAGGCTTTTAATGAGTGAGAAACAAGAACATCAAAGCGATAAACTAAAGTTTCAAAAGAAAACTATAAAAGACCAAGCAGATGTAATCAAAGAACAAGAAAAAAGAATTGCTGAACTTATAGCACAACAGGAAAATAAAAATGGCTAAGAAACCTCAGATTCCTTTAGCAGAAGTAATGCGAGCCATAGATAAAAAAGACCGTGGCTGGTATAATAGTCTTACTGCTGAGCAAAAAAAGGCATTTAGTGCCTGGATGATGATGAGGTATGCTAGTTGTGTTAGAGGTACTATGTCGGCAGACTACTTGTATATGGTTAATGAAACTGTGAATAACAGATTTAGTGATGTTAGCAAACACCCTGAATTACAATGGTTACTGTTTACTGTAGCAGGTTGTGGTAAATCACAAAATCACGAATATATAAAACCGCCTAACACAAGAAAGAAGAAAAATAAAGTTTTTAATGCAATGTCTGATATGTTTCCACATTTAAAATCAGACGAAGTAGAACTTATGTTAAATATAAACACAAAAGATGAACTTAAACAGTATGTCAAAGACTCAGGTATGCCAGATAAAGAAATAAAAGAGATATTCAAATAATGGAATGTAAATGGTGCAAGAAATCTTTTAAATCGGAGAAAACTCTGGCAGTTCATATGTGTGTAAAGAAACGAAGATTTGCAGATAAAGATATGAGCCATATAAGGCTAAGTCATCGTGCATTTCAAATGTTTTATGAACTTAATACTAGTGCTAAAGAACCTAAAAGTATAGAAGATTTTATTATGAGTCCTTATTATGAGTCATTTGTTAAGTTTGGCAGAGCATGTCAAGTTAATGAATGGTTAGCACCAGAAAAATTTACAGAATGGTTAATAAAAAATGGTGTTAAATTAAAGCAATGGATATCCGATGCACAATATGATAAGTTTTTGAAAGAGTATGTAAGAAAAGAACCTGGATTAAAAGCATTAGAACGAAGCATTATATATCTTGCAGAATGGAGTGAAGATAATAACACAGGATGGCAAACCTATTTTACAGAAGTAACACCAGCAAGAGCAGTATTTGATTTAAGATCCGGAAAAATTAGTCCATGGATATTATATCTTAGTGAAACAGGTGGTTCTTTATTAGAACGTTTTAATGACGAACAGATAAAAATGATAGATGACATAATAGATCCTCCATTTTGGATGAAACTGTTTAGTAATAATGCAGAAGAGGTCAAAGAAGTTAAGCAAACATGTAAGGAAGCCAACTTATGAAAAAGAAACTAATGGTTAGTGGTGCAAGTTACTCTATGTGTAATTGGGATGAAGTACATTGGGCTGACCAAATAGGCGAAGCCGCAGGTTTTAAAGAAGTTGTGTATGAAGGTGTGCCATGGAGTGATTTTGAAGCAGGCGCTTTTATCACATGTGGGCGTATATTAAATGATAGAAAAATTACACATTTAATTTATACAGGTACATATACTTTTGTTGAGCATTATCAAGAAGAAAAACGATTAACTGCAGAACAAATTATTGATATTGATAGAGAACTGTCTATAAGTATTTCTTCAAGCAATTCGTTTTATGATAAACTTAGAATAGTATTTAATCAGTTTTTACCTACTAAACCTAAAGACCCAACTGTAGCAAGAATGGGTAATAAAAACTGGATAGCACATAGAATGGATATGAAACCTGGAGAAGGACCATATAAAGGAATGGTACCAGACGAAGTACTACTATTAGATGATACTTCTGCTATTAGACCTGTAGATAGGCATGGACAGGTATTTTTAGGTTTAGATGATGAGGAGTTTTATTATACTCCGTTGTACAAGAAATATATGAGAACATTATCTAGTATTAGTTTAGTTAAAACTATTTGTGATGCTAGAGGTGTTAAATGTATATTTTTACCATTCCCATTTACTAATTCTATGATGAATTCGATATTGACAAGAGTACCAGATTTCGCTATAATGCCAATGTGGGATATTATTCCAGAAACATTTGGCTCAATAGCAAAATGGAAAGAACTTAGTAAAGAACGAGGCTGGGTAGGACTAGCATCACATTTTGACCAATGGGGTCATGATGAAGTAGCAAAAGCATTTATAAAAAATAATAAGGAATTTTTAGATGAAAGTTAAAATTATAAGTCACAGTCAAGCACCAATGGAAGATAGTTTACATAAATTATCAGCATTAGACTTAATTGCCTATTGTGCTAGGGTAAGCAATCCCGATAATCAACTAAATACTGAAACTAGTGAAAAACTTGTAAAGTATTTGATAAAACACAAACATTGGTCACCACTTGAAATGGTATCAGCATGTTTGGAAATTGAAACAACAAGAGACATTGCTAGACAGATACTGAGACATAGAAGTTTTAGTTTCCAAGAGTTTAGTCAACGTTATGCAGATCCTACACAGGATTTAGATTTTGAAACTAGACAAGCAAGATTGCAAGATCCTAAAAACAGACAAAACAGCATAGAAGCAGATAACGACGGTTTAGAAATTGAATGGCATAAACGCCAAAGAGATGTAATAAAAGCCGCCACAGACGCATACAGTTGGGCTATAAGCAATGGTATTGCTAAAGAACAAGCAAGAGCAGTACTACCAGAAGGAAATACTGTAAGCCGTATGTATGTAAATGGTACATTGCGTAGTTGGATTCACTATATAGAATTACGTGGTGCTAATGGTACACAAAAAGAGCATATAGATATTGCTCATGCAGTAGCAGATGTTATTGCAAATATTTTTCCACTAGCGGAAGAATATAAGAATAAAGAGATATAACATGGATTTTATTTTTTTTATAATTGGTATATTAATTATGGTAAGCATGATTGTATATGTATTAATATCAGGACTTCCTGCAGGAACAAAAGGTATTACAGATGAGTATACAAGCAAGTCAGGTGTTAAACGAACAGCAAAGAAAGAACGTGAAGAACACATAGTATGAAAATAGACTTTGATGTAGATATTGATATGGCGGATAGAGATAAGTTATTAAAACTTATTGAAAATACTCCTGCGAGTATTAAACGTGATGGAGATTTTGAAAAACACAATACAGGTGTATATTTACAACCTGTACCTAAATTTCCGTTAGAAGGCTATAGCACTATAGACCATAAAGAAGCAGAAGAGTTAGGATATTTTAAATTAGATGTTTTAAATAATAACATTTACAAAGATAT